AATGCAAATACATGTTTGGTCACTTTGAGTTACCTTACTTCAAAATGAATGCAATGGTAGAAATGCCAGACCACGGAGGCATTAATGACAAAATGCTAAGTGGTCCTGAGTATGTGTTTAGCGGACACTTTCACAAACGTCAATATAAAAACAACATACACTACATTGGCAACGCCTTCCCACATAATTATGCAGACGTTTCAGATGATGAACGTGGTGCTATGTTTTTAACATGGGGCGAAGAACCTGTGTATGTGAATTGGGGTGAATGTCCTAAGTATAGAGTTTTTACACTTAAAGAATTACTTGATGATCATGAAAATCTACTTGACAACTATACGTATGCTCGTGTAAAATTAGATATAAGCATTAGTTACGAAGAAGCAACTTTTATTAAAGAAAAATTTGCTGAACAATATAATGTTAGAGAATTACAATTACTGCCTATCAAAGAAGAGGAAAATGAATTTGAAGGCGGCGAAATTAAATTTGAAAGTGTCGATCAAATTGTTATCAGTCAATTGGAAACCATTGAAAGTAACACTGTCGATAAACAAAAACTTATTAATATCTATAATGGTTTAGAAATTTAGTATGCTGAAAATTAAAAATGTGAGTGCCAAGAACTTTATGAGTATTGGTGCTCAAACCCAAGCAGTGAATTTTGGTGATTGTCAACTTACATTAGTGCTTGGTCATAATTTAGACTTGGGTGGTGACGGTAGCAGAAATGGTACTGGCAAGACCACTATCATTAATGCACTCAGTTATGCATTGTATGGTGACGCTCTCACAAACATTCGCAAAGATAATCTCATAAACAAAACCAACGGTAAACAAATGATTGTTACTGTTGATTTTGAAATTGATGATGTATCATATAGAATTGAACGTGGACGAAGACCAAACACACTAAAGTTTTTCATTGATGGCAACGAACCAAATGATGGAGAGCAACAAGGTGACAGCAGAGAGACACAAAAAGAAATTGAAAAAGTAATAGGCTTTCCACATGAAATGTTCAAGCAACTTATTGCTCTGAACACATACACAGAACCTTTCCTCAGTCTCAAAGCAAATGATCAACGTGCAATGATTGAGCAGTTGTTGGGTATTACAGAACTGTCATTAAAAGCAGATGTACTCAAAGAATTGTTAAAGCAAACAAAAGACAACATCAAGGAAGAAGAAATAAAAATTACTGCAATCACAAACAGTAATGAGCGTATAGAAAAAAATATTACAGAGATTGAAAGTCGTAGCAGAGCATGGACTAAAACTAAAGAAGACAAAGTTGCAGACATGCAAACATCAATTGACACCCTAGAAGAAATTGATATTGAGCTAGAGATTGAAAATCACAAAGCAAATGCTGTTCTCAAAGAATCCACGGATATGAAAACAACATTACAAACTGAATGTGAGCGTATTTCAACATCATTAATACGAAGTAATAAAAAATTAGAAACATTAAAGGATAACTTACAAAAAGCCAAAGAGGGCGTATGTCCTGCATGTGAACAAAGTACAGCACATTTAGACACACACGAAGAATACACTAATGGATTAATCAAAGAAATTGATGAAGAAAATGTGTACAACAAAGAGCTTGTTGTTAGACAAAAAGAAGTAGAAGATGCCGTTGCCGAAGTTGGTGATTTGCCAAATGAAGTTGATACGTTTTACAACACATTAGAAGATGCTTTGTCTCATAAACACAATCTCGATACATTAAAAACTAATCTTAATGAAAAAATACAAGATATTAATCCGTACGATGAGCAGGTGCAATCTCTCAAAGACTCAGGGTTACAGGAAATTAGTTTTGAAAATATAAACGAGTTAACTTTCTTAAAAGAGCACCAAGAATTCTTATATCAATTGCTTACAAGCAAGGATAGTTTTATTCGTAAACGTATTATCGACCAGAATATTGCATACTTAAATCATAGGTTAGCATACTATTTAGAAAAGATTGGACTACCCCATGATGTGAGATTTGCAAGTGATTTAAGTGTCGAAATAACAGAATATGGTCGTGACTTAGACTTTGATAATTTAAGTAGAGGCGAACGTAATCGACTTATTTTAGCCTAAGTTGGGCATTTAGAGACATATATGAGAGCCTAAATAGGCCTATGAATCTGCTGTGTATTGATGAATTAATTGATAGCGGAATGGATAGTATGGGTGTAGAGAACAGTCTTGCAATTCTCAAAAAGATGAACAGAGAACAAGGCAAAAACATTATGTTGATCTCACACAAAGAAGAACTAGTTGGTCGTGTAAACAACGTGCTCACAGTAATTAAAGAAGGCGGATTTACATCATACAACACGGACACAGAGTATGTCGAATAATGTTTTTAGAGAAGCACCAACTAGCCCAAGACTAACCATTTATTTTGATGACAATCACAACGGCGATGGTTTGTCAACCCTCGAAGACTACAAAGCAATATTTGATAAACATTTTATAGGCACACAATTCCAAGATGTAATGGAATGGTGTTGTGGTCCAGCATTTGTGGGTTTTACATTTTTAGCAGAAGGCCTGTTTCGAAACTTGGTTTGTGCAGACATTGAGGCTGATGTAGAACGCAGTATTAACAAAACACTGGAACATAAACCAAATTATAACCACAGAGTAAAATTTATTCACAGTGATTGCTTTGATAACATAGATCAAAAGTTTGATCTCATTGTGGGTAATCCGCCACATTTTATTGACGACAGTTCTCAAGAATATAAAACATTTTTGAAAAGAAACATAGACCATAAATCTGAATATGATTGTGACCGCACAGCAATAGATTGGGATTGGTCATCACATAAAAAATTCTTTCAACAAGTGCGTCAACATCTCAAGCCTGGTGGCTATGTAATACTAAATGAAAATGCACAAGGTGCAACAGAAGAAACATTTGAAGAAATGATTGCAGAATCTGGTTTGCAGAAATATGCTGTTCATGTTAGCACAAACCCATCCAGACCGTTTTACTGGTACATGATCTTGAAAGGTTGATAAATTTATGTATGTCTTATTGGATATATGAAGGAAAACAAATCAACGAATTACCGGAAGGTTGCGAAGCATTTGTATACTTGATAACTAATAAAAAGAACGGCATGAAATATGTTGGTAAAAAACTAGCAAAATTCAAAACAACTAAACCACCACTAAAAGGAAAAAAGAACAAACGCAGAGGCACCAAAGAAAGTGACTGGCGAGAGTACTGGGGTAGTTCAGATCATCTCAAAGAAGATGTTGCCAAGTATGGCGAAAGCAACTTTATCAGAGAAATATTGTATATTTGTCCTAGCAGAGGGGTAGCAAGTTACCTTGAAGCAAAAGAACAATTTGACAGAGAAGTACTTCTTAATGATGATTATTACAACGGAATTATAAACGTTAGGGTAGGTGGTTCAAAAATCTTACGAGAAGCATTAGACAAGTTATAACTATAACTTGCAGGGCACACACAGACACCAAGTCATACTCACTAGACACCAAGTCTTTCACAAACATAAACAGCACATAAGGTTAGCAGGCCGGTTGTAAATTCTGCTGTGGAAAAACTGATGAAAATGTAATCAGACACGTACACACTGAGACACACCCACTGGTGTTAAGTATTGGTGTTGGTTGAATGCTGTCAATCGAGAACCACAATGTTCATAAAAACTGTACAATTAGGAACGAGCGTACAGATAGTACACTGAATGTATTATATAATACACTTGGTGTATGATGTCGACGTAGGTTGGGAAAGGTCAGAGCCCATTGAACAGTGTAAATACCTACTTCCAGTCAGGCCGATACGACTCACGTGAAGCCAATTTTTTTTGATGGAACCGTAACAGGTTCCGTCTGACCTCAACATCTACGTGAAACTGAAATGTTCTTTCTTCGAAAGAAATTTCGAACAAATGAATGAGTGAAGTGAAACGAACGAATGAATGCAGTTAGAAAAGGCCTTTAGGCCTTATTACTATTAAAGTTCTTCTTGGATACCTTTACCGGACTTGAGTCTATTATAGTTATTGATAGTTTTGACTGCTAGGTTTCTCTCCTTAACAGTCATTTGATGTGCATCAGTCCAAGATATACTAC